AGAATTTAGTCCAAAATCTCCAATTGCTGGTTATAGCTCAACGGTTCCAATTAGAGTTGGAATAAATCCTAGTAAATCTTTATCAAATATAAAATTTAATGGTTTGGCAAAAACAGCAGAAAATTTGTTAATTAGTGGTGCAGAAATAGCATCTTCAGAATTTGCACAAGTAAATCTAACAAACCAATTTACAAAAAAACAACAAATTAGAAATAACGGCGGTATTGAAATTGGTACAGCAAAAACATTAAGTTTAATTGCCGAAGGTACTACAGGTGTTATACAACAAAGTATTTCGGGCGCTAATATTGATATTCGTGTAAACAATGCAGGAAGTACAATATCTCCTATTAGGATTAAGAGTGATGGTAATATTGGAATTAACAATTTAAATCCAACAGAGAGTTTAGATGTAACAGGTAATATTCAAACTGATAGTAATGTAATTGTAGGTGGTACAACTGAAAGCACCAGTGCAACAACAGGTAGTTTAAGAGTTGCAGGCGGCGCAGGTATTACAAAAAATTTAAATGTTGGTGGTAGTGCAACCGTTGATGGTAGTGTTACTGCTGGAAATCTTTTACCTGATACAGCAAATGTAAGATCAATTGGTAGTACGGTTGCGCCTTATGATAGCTTGTATGCTAATCGTATCACAGGCAACTTAACTGGTGATGTAACAGGTAACGTAAGTGGTGCAGCAGGTAGAGCAGCAAAACTTAATAGTGCAACGACATTTAATATGACAGGAGATGTGTCAGGTACAAGTTTTACATTTGATGGTCAAGTTGGCGGCACATCTAAGACATTTACAACTACTATTGATCCTAGCTTTGTAACTGGCAAACCAGCAGCAGCAAGTATTAATAGTGCTACAGATGAAATATTAATAAATCAAGGTGGTACATTAGTAAAAGCAACACCTAATCAATTAATTAGTACGGTAGCAACCAATCCTGTTGGAACGGTTGTTATGTATGGCGGTGCTTCATTACCAACCGGTTGGTTATGGTGTGACGGACAGCCTGCACCTATAAACACTTATGGGTTATTACAAAATGCACTTGGTTACGATGCGACCGATACCAACACTTACTATTTTGGTGATCCTGCAGATTTTGGCTTCGACAGAAACCTTTATTTTTGTGTACCTGATCTTAGAGGACGTTTTCCACTTGGTAGAGGAAGACCAGGCGGCGCAAATCGTATGGAAGTTGGAAGTGTTGAAACAATGGGTGCAGTTGCTGGTGCAGACAGACGTGCTATTACGGTAGATAACTTGCCAGATCACCAACATGATTTAGTAGATTCAGCAGGTAATCCATATTATGCTACAACTACTGCTACACATAGTGCAACTGGAACGGTTGCAAATGATGGTGACACATCAGGTACAGGTACAAGAATCGAAAGCACAGGTGGAATAAGAGATTACGCAGGACCTACAGACCTACTTGTTGCTAACCCATACTTAGCAATTAACTTTATTATCTGGACCGGAGTATCATAATGGCATATAAGTTAAACAAAACAGACGGCTCTATACTGGTTGAATTAGTTGATGGTGTTTTAGATACAACAACACTTAATATTAATTTAATTGGTAAAAACTATCAAGGTTTTGGTGAAAGTATTAATGAAAACTTTATTAAAATTTTAGAAAACTTTAGTAATAGTGCTGCTCCAAATGCACCTATAAAAGGACAACTATGGTATGATAGCGGAGCAGGCAGGCTTAAAGTTTATGATGGATCTACATTTAGAAGTACAGATAGTACAATTTTTTCAAGCTCACAACCAGAGGGATTAATACAAGGTGATATTTGGATCGATGGTTCAAATGATCAACTTAAATTTTGGAATGGAACAGAAGCAGTTTTAGTTGGACCAATTTATAGTAAAACTCAGCAAAAAACAGGCGATGTTGTTGAAACAATAAAAGATACAGCCGGACAAACAAAAGTTGTAATTAAAAAATATATAAACGGTGCATTACTAGGAATATATGCAAAAGAAGCATTTACGCCATTTCCTGCAATTGTAGGTTTTGATAGTCTTGTACAAGGATTTAATGTTAATGGAGCATTTCCTAATTATACTATTACTGGTAAAGCATTATATGCAGATCAACTAAATGATGGCGCTGGCGGTTATGTTGATGTTGATGCACTTATGAGAACAACACAAGATGATGTTACTACAGGTAGAATTACAATTGCAAATGATGGCGGATTAATTGTAGGTAATGATAGTGATATAACTTTACGTGTTGAAGGACAAACAACGGTTTGGCAAAATAATATTAGTAATGCTGATCATAAAATTAGCATGAAAGAAAATTACACAAACGGTGCAGGAAACCAGTACACATTAATGTACTTTGATGCATGGAATGAAAACAGAATAGAACGTGTAAATCCAACAGATCCTCAAGTAGAAGTTGTTGCAGGTCCAGCAGTTGGTATTTTAACAGATACACCCGCTTATGCATTAGATGTAAACGGTAGCGTAAGAATTACTAAAGATCTTATGGTCGAAGGTGATAGTATTGCACTTGATGTGTTTAACTTACGTATTGAAGATAAACAAATTGAACTAGCAATTACTGATGATAGTACTTTACCTACAGATGCAGAAGTTAACGAATCAGGTATTGTTGTAAGAGTTACAGGTGATGACAAAGAACTACTATGGTATCAAGCAACTGATTCGTGGACTAGTTCTACTAACTTTAATTTAAAAAGAGATGTTTTTTCATACAAAATTGAGGGTGTTGATGTTTTAACAAAAGATACTCTTGGAGCAAATGTTGTTAATAGTAGTTTAAGAACTATTGGCCAGTTGAATAGTTTAGTTGTTGGAGATCAAAATCAAAGTGACACAATGACTTTAACAGAAGACAGGATTTCTACAACTAATAATTTAGAACTTCAATCTGTTGGTAGCATTAATTTAATTAACAGACAAAAAATTACAAATGTTGAAAAACCATATAGTGCAAGAGAAGTTGCAATTAATCCACTTTTAACTGAAGGCGACGATTATGATGTAGCACCTAAAAAATATGTAGACGACGAAATATTAGCGTCACCACTGGTTACAGGTTTGGATGTTACTGGCCTAGGAACAACATATGCTACTGGTACATATGCCGGCGGCGGCGACCAGACATTGCTTGCAAATGTTGCAACTATCTTAAATGAAATTGCACCTGCTGCTGACAGACCGTCTGGTACACAAGCAAGTATTCATGCTTATAGATATCAAGCTGTAACACAAACTATTGACACTAACACTGGTGTTTCTAAAACACTTACTGCTGTTGATAGTGCTGGTGTACAAAACGTTAATGTTGTTAGTGATTTTACAATTGGTGATACAACTGCAAACATTGATTTTACTATTACAAGATTGACAATCACGATGCAAGTTTCAGCAGGTTTGTGGACTGCATCATCTGGGGAGATCGCTGCATCTGCGGTATAACGATAAATACAATAAGGACGAGGAGCAAAAATGGCTTATATTGTTAATTTATTTAACGGAACACAACTTACCGTAGTTGAAGACGGTACAATTGATCAAAGCACTGACCTAAAATTAGTTGGTAAAAACTATAGTGGGTATGGTGAAGCACAAAACGAAAACTTTGTGCATCTTTTAGAAAGTTTTGCAGGAACAACTGCACCTAGTAATAAAATTACAGGGCAAGTTTGGTATGATGCAGGAACTACTAAATTAAAGTTTTATACTGGTACAGCATGGAAAAATGCAGGCGGTGCAGAAGTTGCATCAAGTGAGCCAGCAGGATTAAATGAAGGTGATTTATGGTGGAGTACCGTAAACAACCAATTGTACGGAAAAACAGGGTCAGGAGAATTTGTGCTTGTAGGACCGCAATCAGCAGGTACAGGCACAACACAAATGTTAAGTGCTACCGTCCTAGATAACACTGACACTGAAAGAAATATTATTATTGCTCTAATCAATGACGTTCCTTTATATATTACATCTAATGTTGAATTTACATTAAAATCAGAACAGCCAGAAGGTGTTCCAACATTAACAGGATTTACTCTTGTTAAAAGAGGTGTTACACTAGTAAATAGTTCTAGCGGTCAAACACAAAACAACCTCGGCAACCCAGTTTCAGGTGATACTAATGAACCTATTATCTGGGGTACAGCAAATGATGCATTAAATTTAGGCGGAAGACCAGCAGCTGATTATAGACTTACATCAGAATCTGTTAACTTTAACGATGCTGGATTTACGTTAGGTGATAGCAATGATTTAGAAGTTAAAATTGATACAGATGGTACAAGTCCAATTATTTGGAATAAAAATACAACAGCCGGTGATAAACTATACTTAGGTGCAACTAGACCATCAGGAACAGCAACAAAAATTTTAGCAGTCCAAAATACTGATGCTTCTAATACAGGGTTATTCCCAGTTACTAATGATTTATACAACATTGGTAGTACAACTAAAAAGTTTGCTCAAATTCATGCTACAGCATTTAAAGGTACTGCTGATGCAGCAAATGGTTTAGTTATTTCTGGTATAACATATGCAGCTAGTATTGCAGTACCAGGAACTTCTGATAAAACATCTATTGTTTCGAGAGACAGCACAGGTGATATTACAGCAGTTGAATTTAATGGTACAGCTACAAAAGCTCGTTATGCAGACCTAGCTGAAAAGTATACTACAGGTGATACTGATTTAGAACCAGGAACAGCAGTAGCAGTTGGTGATGATGATTGCTGTGAAGTTGTTCCAGCAAAAAGCAGTTCGATGTGTATTGGTGTTGTAAGCACTGATCCAGCATTTATGATGAACAGCGAAGCAGAAGGACAATACATTGCACTTAAAGGTCGTGTACCAGTACGTGTAAAAGGACCTGTTAAAAAAGGTCAAGCCGTTTATGCATGGGAAGAGGGCGTATGCACAACTACAGCAACCACAGGACTAGTAGGAGTGGCGCTTGAATCAAATGATAGCAATGATGAAAAACTAGTAGAGTGTGTGCTTAAATGATAAGTAAATAAAAGGATAGTTTTATGGTTAACCAAATCATTTCAGCAGCAAGGTACAATCAGTTACAAGGAAAAATAGCAGCATTATTAGGTACAGGAGCAGGTGACAAAGGATACAATAACGTTGTGTCTAGTAGTTCTGTTCCTATTGGAGAAACGGTACAAGCATCACATATGAATGCATTGTATACAGATTTTCAAAAAGTTTATTTTCATCAAAACGCTCCTGATCTTGCCACAACAATTACACAAGTAACTACAACAGCAGAAATTACAGAAGCATTACATGCAGCATACGAATTACTGATTACCGATCTTGAAACAAATAGATTTGTTGCTGACCCAGATGCCATGTTACAAACTAATGCCGGCATAAACAGCACTCGCACAAATAATTGGGGTGGTACAGCATTACCACAAAGTATATATCATCGTTTTAGCGCAGGGTTTACATCTCCAAATGCACGTAGAGGATTTTTTAATGCAGGCGGATTGATACAATTTAATGCAACTTTTGCAAGAGATGTTTCGAATACAGATCCTGTTATTGTTTTGAAAAACCAAAACTGGGAAACAATTCTTACAAACATGCAAAGAATTGATTTTGGCAGAACAGAAACAACTAATACTAATCCAGGAAGTGGTACCGGTTCTGCAATTGGTAATGAAGACTTGACAACAAGTTATCAAGTTGTATTCACAAAACAGGGTACGGCTGATTATACAGAAAATGAATATATCATTAGAGCAAAAGCGCCTAATGATTCTACAATTGATTTTGAGATTGAATTTAGTGACGCTGATGTAGGAACAGGCGGCGGCGACGAATACGTAGATGGAGAACTAGTAAGTGAAGTTCTACATTATAGACCATATGATGCAGACGGATTATATGTAAATAACCCTGCTCCTAACTTCCAAAAAACTCAAGATTTATAAAGGCTTGACAAATGGAAAACTATATATTATAGTAGATTAAAAGGGAGTATTTTATGCCACTAATAGCTGCTAGTGAATACAATAATGTTAGACAATCAATTGCTCAAAGAGTAGGCAATTTTGGTGTATGGGCCGATCATAGTATTGCAACAAGTACCACATCTAGTGGTTATGGAAGAAATTTTACAAGTGGACTAGTTGTTGGTGGTAACACCCCTGGTGTAAGTGATACCGTAACTGAACAACAATACTTTGATTTATGGAAAGATTTACAAGCAGCTCATGTACATATTTTTGGAAGTGTAAACGCTACTATTGATCCAACAGCATTTGAACAAGGCGTAGATCCTGTTGATATTCAAGAAATAACAGATTTTAACACTATTGGTACTGCTATTTTAGGATTTAATCATGCTACTACTGATTTTAGTTCAACAAGTTTTACAACAGCAGGCTTATTAACAACAGGCGCCGCAAGTACATCTTCTACTAGAAGCACCAGTTGGGGAGGTGCAAGTGATGCAGTTAAAATTATTCGACATGAAGTTTCTGTAAACTTTTCTAGTCACAATGCTCTTTTGTATTTTCTTGCAGCAGGCGGAGAAATTAGATTTGACGCAAGTGCAACAGGTGGTACTACTGGTACAGCTGGTACAAAAGATTATAACTGGGCACAAATGTATACAGACATGGGCACAATTAGATTTGGTAGAATAGCAAATACAACATGGAGAAGTGAATCAGTTGGCGGCACTGGAACCGGATTTAGCGGTGCTAATATAGCAGATGCAAAAGCCAGTAAAACTTTGATATTTGAAAAACAAGGCGGCGGTTCTATCTATAACGACAACTATACAAGAATTTATGCATGGACAAATGGTGCATTTAGTAGCACTACACAATTAAATTTTGAAATAGAATTTGATGACGGAGATACAGGTACATCAGGCATTGATCCAATCGACGAATCAGTAACAGCATCAATTACAAGCAATTTATATACATACACACCTGATAGTGATTTTAGTTACAATAGCATAACATATGATGCTATTACTCAATCACCACCTACAGGCACCGTTGTAAGTAATTTATAAGTTGACAACAACATAAAAATTAGTTATAATTTAACCATAGTAGGAGGATTCTATGGACGAACGTCTCGAAAAAGCACTCGATATCAGTAACTATATGGTTACATTAAACAATCAAAAAAGATTACTAAATGAAAAGTATAAAGAAAATTTAGTATATTACTACAATGGCGGACAATTTTCTATCACACATGATTTGATTAGTTTTTGCCAAAGTTTAACAGCAATGAATGTTGATACCACTATTTTAGTAGATGACAACGATATTCCTATTGTTGTTGAAGATTTAGAAAAATTTAATACTGAAGTATATTCAAAATACTTTGAAGCATCAAATGAATACTTGTTTGGATATAACGAACTAAAAAATAATAGATCAGTAGAAAGTATTATGAATCTATGACAAAAGGTGTACTATTATTTGCAAGTAATAACCAGTCTATGAACTATGTTAAACAAGCAAATTTTCTTGCCAAACGAATAAAAAAATATATGGATTTACCAGTAACTTTAGTTACAGATGTAAAAGTAAAAGAAAAATATCCCGAATATGTAGAAAATTTTGATAACATTGTTTTTGCAATGCTAAAGCAAAACAGCTCTAGTCGTAGACATTATGACGGAGACTTACATAATCAAGTTTTACCATTTCATAATAAACACCGAGCATCTGCATATGATTTAACTCCATATGATCAAACAATTATTATGGATACTGACTACATTATATCAAACGATATTTTGAATAATTGTTTTACACAACACAAAGATCTAATGTTGTATAAAGATGCAACACATTTAGGTATTCATGATAAAACTCCAGAGTTTCAACACATCAGTGACACAAGTGTAGATTTTTATTGGGCAACGGTTTGCTTTTTTAGAAAAACCAAAGAAACAAAAATATTTTTTGATCTAGTTAAACACATAGAAGAAAATTACTGGCACTATAGAAATGTATATCAGTTTACTAGTAGTGTGTTTAGAAATGATTTTGCATTTAGTATTGCAGCACATATTATGAACGGATATCAAGCAGGCAATTTTGTAGGAAAGTTACCAGGCAAAAAATATTATACAATTGGTAAAGATGTTGCACTTGATATTAAAGATGACGAAATTAAAGTATTAGTTCAAAAAACAAATCGGTTTGGCGAGTACACAGGAGTGCGGATGAAAGGATCAAACGTGCATATTATGAACAAATTTAGTTTGGAGAGAATCATTGACAACGAATAACTTTACAATGTTGGCACAAAATTCTACAACAGATTATGTTCAACAAGCATGTCTTGCTGCTATGAGTATTAAAACTACAAATAGTAACGCAAGTATCTGTCTTATTACAAATGATCAAGTACCAAACAAATACAAAGATCTTTTTGATCACGTAGTTGAAATACCTTGGGGAGATCATGCTGCGGATGAAGATTGGAAAATCAGCAATAGATGGAAAATATATCATGCTATTCCTTATACTGAAACTATAGTAATGGATACTGATATGCTTGTATTAGAAGATATGAGCGATTGGTTTGATTTTTTAAACAATTATGATTTATTTTTTACTAGTAATGTTTATACATACAGAGGAGATAAAGTAACAAGTAATTATTACAGACGTAGTTGGGATACATATAATTTGCCTAATTTGTATTGTGGATTACATTACTTTAAAAAGTCAGACTTAGCACATGAGTTTTATACATGGTTAGAAATGATTAATAATAATTGGATGACATTTTATAAATCAGTAGCAAATGGTAAAAAAATACAAAGATGGTGCAGTATGGATTTGAATGCATCTATTGCTGCAAAAATTATGGATGTAGAAAATATTATTACCAACAGCAAAACACAATATCCTAGCTTTACACACATGAAACCTAAAGTGCAAAATTGGAACAAGAATTTTTCAGACAACTGGCAATCTCGTGTAGGTGTGTATTTAGATGAAAATTGTAAATTAACAATTGGTAACTATCGTCAAAGTGGTGTGTTTCATTATACTGAAGATGATTTTGTAACAGACGATATTATAAAAAAGTACGAAAAACTATTAGGAATCTAACATGGACTTAAAAGTTAAAAAAACTAGAATGATATCTTTTGATAACGATGGCAATATTTTATCAATTGGTAAAAAAATTGTGCAAGATTCAAATACTATAGAAGTAAACATTGATGACGTAAAAGATTTACTTTCAGGAAAATATTCATTTGCAAGTCATAAAGTACAATATGATTTTTTAGAAAAAAAGTTTGTGTTAAAAAATCAAACACAATTACAAGAAGAAAGTCATGTTAATTCTTTTTTGTTTGAAATTGAAACAAATGTCGAAAATCCTCAAATAAAAATTATTCAAGATAAATCAAATTATCAATGGGTATTAGAGATTGATAAAGAATTTGAAACACAAATGCTTGAAAAAAATATACCTGTTGATACAAGTAAACACTTTTATAGTATAACAAAAAAAGGTGATCCTAATATTCTATATAGAATGATACAATTTGAAACAAAAACTATTCCGTTTGCATACGATTTTGAACTTGACGATAACCCATTTTCAATCTATACTACTAAAAAGTTTCATTCTTATGGATATGAGGTAGTTGATGGATAATGTTTTTAGAGTTGTTGATTATGATATCATTTATTTAAGTTATGATGAACCTAATGCAGAAGAAAATTATTCTGATTTATGTAGAAAAGTTCCGTGGGCAAAACGTGTTCACGGTGTAAAAGGTAGTGATGCTGCACATAAAGCATGTGCAGAATTAAGCGAAACTGATAGATTTATAACCGTCGATGGTGACAATAAAATTAATGATGAGTTTTTACAACAAGTTATTAATTTTGATGTTAATGCTGATTTAAGTAACAAAGTTATTAGTTGGAAAGCAAAAAACAAAATTAATGGATTAATGTATGGAAACGGCGGACTTAAATGTTGGCCTAAAATGCATGTTTTAAATATGCGTACACACGAAAATGCAGATCCTGATAATCCACATGCACAAGTTGACTTTTGTTGGGATACAGAATATGTACAAATGGAAGGTGCATTTAGCACAATTTATAATAACGCTACACCCCAACAAGCGTGGCGGGCAGGTTTCCGCGAAGGTGTAAAAATGGCATTGGACAGAGGTATACGTCCAACACTAGAAAATTTTAGATTAAATCATTGGAAAAATTTACATCGTCTGTATGTGTGGTTAATGGTTGGTGCTGATGTAGAAAACGGCGATTGGGCTATCTACGGCGCACGTGAAGGATTGTACAAAACAATGTGTACTGATTGGGATTTTGTTAATGTACGTGACTTTGAATGGTTAAATGAATATTGGAATAGCAAAGATCTCAACGAAGACGAAATGGAAGATAATACATTATCGCTTGGTTATAGTTTGATTGAAGAACTTGATTTGCCAATTGCAGCTGAGCCATTAAATGGTAATCAAAGTCGTTTCTTCAAAACGGTATATATTAATCCAGATAGATCAAAAGGTCAAAACTTTTTAGATAGAGAGCAATAATGGAGCGTAGCGAAAGCGAAGAAATTAAACGCATCGATGGTATAACACAAGAAATATCACCAACGTTTTGTTTTGCAAAATGGTATCATGCCAACATATATTTTCAAACAGGTGAAACACATAGTTGTTATCATCCTGCTCCCCATAAAATTGACACAGCACCATTATTAGAAAATCCAAGTGCAATACACAACACAGCACAAAAGAAACAAGAACGTGCTGCTATGATGCGTGGCGAACAGCCTAGTGGTTGCAACTATTGCTGGAAAATTGAAGCACTTGGCAAAGATTATGTTAGTGATAGGAAACAGCGTAACCAAACTATTTTCTTCAAACATAGATTAGCAGCAGTAAAAGAAGGCGGTGCAGAGTTTGACGTAAATCCAGAATACTTAGAAGTATCATTTGGCAACGAGTGTAACTTCCGTTGCGGTTATTGTCATCCTAAAGCCAGCAGCAGATACTATCAAGAAATTAAACAACATGGCCCGTACACAAATGTAAAAAATCACAGATGTGATATTGATTGGTTTCAAATATTTGAAGAAGAAAACAATCCTTATTTAGATGCATTTTGGCGATGGTGGCCCGAGCTTAGTAAAGAACTGCACATACTGCGTATTACTGGTGGAGAACCTACTATACAACAAAGCACATACCGGTTGTTTGATATGCTTGATGCTGATCCTAAGCCTGACTTAGAGCTTAATTGCAACAGCAATTTAGGTGGAAAACCAAAGCAGTTAGAAAAGTTTACAAACCGTGTAAATGATTTGTTAACAAACAACAAGATTAGACGCTTTAAAATGTTTACTAGTATTGACACTTGGGGCAAACGTGCAGAATACATACGAGACGGATTAGACATTGAAGTGTTTGAACGTAACTTGGATTATTTTATGCGTAATTGTCAAGCACCAATGGTACTAATGATTACGTTCAACATTTTCAGTGTAACAACATTTCGCACACTACTAGAAAAAATATTAGAATGGCGTAAAAAATATAATGATGTAGAAACACACAGATGGCAGCGGTTAGGTTTTGATACACCACATCTTAAAGAGCCGTTACAATATGATATTAACATTTTGCCTAATAACTACATGAGTTATATGCGTGATCATTTGCAATTTATAAAAGAAAATGTAGATGATAATCGTAAAGATGCATTTAGTACAATTGAGTATGAAAAGTTTAGACGTGTTGTTGACTATATGGAAACAACTGAATATCCATTAGATAAAATTATTCAAGGACGTAAAGACTTTCACAACTTTTTTGCAGAACAAGGTCGTAGACGTGGAGTCAATCACGAAGAAGTGTTTCCAGAAATGTCAGACTTTTTTGAACTCTGCAAGAAATACGTTTAGTGCAAGTTCTGTTTCAGGCCACATATTTTCTTTTAGTTTTTTAATATAAAAATCTACATCTACACGCCAAAATGTTTGGAAAGTGCCTTTGTATTCTAGTTCAATAGGGTCTTTTAAATATCCTTGATTGTGCATTATTTTAGCCCAAATGCGATGTACTTTGTTTTGGCTTCCAACTTCGTTTGTGTTTGTGCTAATATACATAGGTTTTTCTAATCCTACGTAATGCATACAAACTGGAGTCAGCATTTGACTAGTCCAATGATTCATTGGCGAGTGTCGATAGTTATGCACAGCATGAGCACGATTGCCATCGATTAAATCATTTAATACGCAGGTCCTTGCACTAATACGATGTGCGTTTTTTCCTAATATACCCAATTGTCGTAGACTATGACTTATACTTGTTCCAACTACTTTATCTTTGTAATACATTAAAAATAGTGTAGCATCTTCGTGTTTGTCAATGTAGTCAATAAGTACCGTTTTATTATGATTATTGTAAAAACCTTTTGCTTCTGCGCCAGCATAAAACTCTGTCAAATCCTGTGTGCCGTTGTATATTTCTAGTCTATACAAAAGTTTGTGTCCTTATAATCTTTTTCAAGTTATCGTCAATTTTTATTTCATTTACTGCTCGCAATCTAAAGCGAGGAATATATCTAAATTCTTCTACAAATTCCGCCATATATTTTATATGTCCGGTGTAATGGACCACGCATTGATTTCCTACTTGCCGACATAATGCAAGTTCTGCGCCTGCTGCTACTGCTGCTTTTTCTATTTGTTCTGGATACACTCTAATTGTATCTTGCTTAAACATATTTGGCATTCGTCCGTTAAGTGTAAAACGATTTCTATCACCTTGTACACAATCACCACTTACCCATATATTAGGTTGACTACTCCATTTACAGCATATTTGATTATTTACAATATCTAGTTCTGCACCTGGTGCAATACTTTCTGCTGTATAAGTATTTTCTTCTTCGCTGTATAAAACAATAGGAGGTACTTCTGTGCTACCATACACATTGTAAACTTTATTTGGGCCATGTTCACGTAATTCGTCTAGCATTCCTATTGGTGTAAAATCACTTCCTGTAATAAGTGTGTTTACACTGCTGTAATCTAATGTCTGCCATTTTTTGTGTTTGTATAAAGTTTTCCAAACATTAGGTAACAACAGCGTATGTGTAGGACGGATATCATGTATACGATTTACATAATCAATTCCTTTAAAAGTTTCAATGTAAAGTTCACAATTTAATTTAAGAGCGAGATATACACTTAATACACTGAATGCAATACCACGAGGTGAATAGTAACTAAGTATTTTACTATTTTTTTCTAAATTTAAAATTTTTATATTTGCATTTACTGCTTGCTCAATAGTTTCTTTACTATGACCGATATGTTGTGGAAATCCTGTAGTGCCACTTGTACTTAGATTTAAAAATTTATCGCCTCTATAGCCATAACTATATCCACTTTGCCAGTACCAGTTGTGTAGTAGTTTTAATACATTCTGTTCCCAGTCAGGCTTATCACTAAAACAATCTACAGGATTGCTCAGTGTATAATCGCTAATCCATTGTTCAGAGATTTGTTCACCATCTATGTAAATTTTCATGCTTTATTATAACACAATTTTAGTGTAAGTCAACCCACGCAGAACCTGTGTATCCTTGGAATTTATTATTACTTGTATTGAAAATAATCATTCCTGCTTCAGCAGTCATACTATCTCTTGCTGCAAAATTTGTACCACGGGCTTTAAAAACAGGAACTTCTAAAACACCTGCACTATTAAATTCTAAATTCATGCTTTGATTTGCTATAGGAGTTGCAGATCCTGTTCCTAGTGCAACACTAAACCCTGTTTTTACACTACTATCAGTTGAAGTAGGAGCAGTGTTTCTGTCAACAAAGAATCCAAAATGTCCTGCATCAACAAATCCTGCACCATTATAACCAAGAGCTGCAACCATAAGCATTGGATCTGATGTTTGTAATGCTGTTTTTGCTTCTGGTGTTCCTCTAAAAGCGTTGACTAATTCAGTTGCATCTCCGTCAGATATATTGAAGTTTTTAACAATACTTTCTGCATTAAACTCAATATCACTTGTGTAATCCATACCAAGTTGTAGTACACCGTTATTAGCATATATCGAAGTTGTGCTACCAACCCATGTCATAATGTCAGTTGTTCCATCCATTAGCCTGCCTTGTACAGCACCAAAGTAATTACTTTTTACAATGTCTGCTTCTAGACCGTAGTCTTCTGTTGGTGTTAAAGTTAGCTGTGGAGTGCCATCATATGCAACTATATCGGCTTTTAAATATGCATCTGTGCGTGTAGCACCAATTCCTAAAATAGGTCCCTTTCCAGCATTATCAATATGAGAAATACCGCCTCTCATTTCCCATTGTCTATGAGCTGCATGTTCGTTGTAAGCAATCAGTACGGTTGGATCTGTTTCATCTCTTTGTACAGCCATAATTTGTCCGTACAAATCTCCGGTAACGTTACCAGTAACATCACCCGTAACATTACCGTCTACATTACCAAAGTGATGTCCGGTTGTATTTCCAGTAACTTCTCCAGTAACATCGCCAACAACATTACCAATTAAGTTACCTCTAATTGTACCTGTTGTGTTAAGAGTTCCGTAAAACGTACCAGTAATACTATCAGCTACAATTGTTGTTGCATCTATTGATTTTGTAGTATGGTTAATCATGACAACACCTTCGCTGTCATACATATTACCTTGCATGTTGCCTACCAGTAGTGCTTGTTCGCTGTTTAAAACAATATTACCATTTGTGTTACGTACATCACCTTTAATATCAGTAGTAAATAAACGTAGATCGTTATTAAAGATAGTGTTACCGGAAATATCTTCAATATCTCCTACTAATGGACCATATATTTTTCCGTTTGTTGTGTCAACTTGTAAAACACCGTCACGTGTTACAACATTGCCTTTAACTTGGCTTGTCCAGCTGTCAACGATAACTTGTTCATCAGCGCCTACAACATCAATTCTATATGCGTCACCTGGTATAATTGTCATGGTAATCCTCCGTACAAACTATTTATCAATTCTAAACTTGACAAGCTAGTTATATTATCATATAATTATAGTATGTATGATATATTTTTTATAGGTCAAAAACATTGGAGTGGCTACAAAGCCTTAAAAGAAAGATTTCCTATGGCTCGCTGTGTAGAAACGGTGCCAGAAGCAAAACAAAAAGCACTTACAAAACATTTATGGATTGTGTATAATGACGTTGATTTGGTTGATGATTGGAAATTTGATTACAAAGTAGATGAGTATAGTAAAGAATACACACATGTATTTTTGAATGAAAGATTATATTATAAAGAAGAATATTATGATGGCGTGTGTTTAATGCCGAAAGATAGTCATCACGGGCCAGGCGAATTACAAGCAAGATATTACATTAATAAAAAGTTTGTTCCTGTTGTTGCAAGCAGGCCAAAAATTGATCAGTATGATGTTGTGTTTATTAGCTATAAAGAACCTAATGCAGATGAAAATTTTGAAAAACTTCTCGAAAAAGCACCTCATGCAAAACGTGTACATGGAGTAAAAGGTATTCACCAAGCGCATATTGAAGCAGCAAAATTGTGTCAATCTAAGATGTTTTTTGTTGTCGACGGCGATGCCCAACTTACAGACTATTTTAAATTTGACACCTTTGTTCCTGAAACACATAATAAAGATGCAGTTCACGTATGGAGATCACAAAATCCAGTAAATGGATTAGTTTATGGTTACGGCGGTGTTAAGTTGTTGCCAAGGCAACAAACGCTTGATATGGATGTAAACAAGCCTGATATGACAACAAGCATTAGTAATAAATTTGTTGCTGTGCAAAAAATTTCAAACATTACTGCATTTAACACTAGTCCATTTGAAACATGGAAAGGTGCATTTAGAGAATGTGCTAAATTAAGTAGTAAAGTAATTGATAGGCAAAAGGATCAAGAAACAAATCGTAGATTAAGAACTTGGTGCACATACACAGAAGATGATGCAGAATTTGCAGAGTATGCAATTATTGGTGCTAAAGCAGGTGCAGCATATGGTGCTAGAAATCAAGGTAAACCAGACGAGCTTAAAAAGATAAATGATTTTGATTGGTTGAAAGAAAAATTTGATGCTGGAAATTTTTGAAATATTAGATAGATTTGAATTAATTCATGCTGACGATTCTCGCTTTAGTAAATTACGTAGATTATACATAGATAAAGATTACACTAGTTTATTTGAGTTAGTTGAAAAGGATGAGTTACGGCGTGCTATTTTAGAAGAAAATTGGCATAGTATATTTAGGCTTGTAACTAACAAAAGAATTATTGGCGATATTGAAGATTTAAGGAAAGCAATTCTTGAGCAAAATATTCATAGTTTGTTTAGATTACTAGCAGGAAACGATAGTTTAAAACTTGCTATTATAGAAAAAGATGAAAATTCAATTTTTAAATGTGCTGGTAATGATGATATACGTAAACTTGTTTTAGACGATAATCTTTTTAGTTTGTTTAGATTACTTGCAGAATATTCAGATTCAACTCTTGTAAATGCACTAAAAAATTTAATTACAAACGATATAGAGTTTGATAAAGATTGTTTAAGTAGAGGTCAATTACAAAGTAAACTCTGGCTTATAGATGAACTTAAAAAATTAAATTTAGATTTAGGAATAGTTTTTTTATGTGCAGGCTGGTATGGTATTTTAGCAACTATGATGTTAGATGCAAAATTAAAAATTGATAAAATTACAACATTTGATGTAGATGAGTCTTGCGAAAAAATTGCAAACATTATTAACAAGCCTTATATTTTAAACAATTGGACATATAAACATTGCATACAAGATATACATGATATTAGATTTGATGGACATATTTACGATGTAAATAAATTTGACGGAACCCAAGAAACAATCTGGGAAACACCTAACACCGTTATAAACACAAGCACCGAGCACATTGAAAATTATCATGTATGGTATCATAAAATTCCAGAAGGAACAATTTGTATTTTGCAAGGTAATAATTATTTTGAAATACCAGAGCATGTTAATTGCTGCAACACACTAGAAGAGTTTAGCAAGTATTCGCCTATGGCACAAACTTTATATGAAGGCGAATTAAATTTAGGAAAATATACAAGGTTTATGAAAATTGGAATTAGATGATCTAAGTGTAAGACAATTACAAACGGAAAGTGCAAGAGCATTGAGTACAATGCAAGCAACAAACAATAACATATGGCAGTTTAATAAAAAAGCTCACCATAATAGTCAAAATTGGTATAAAGCTGTTATTGAATGGTATGTAGAACAATACGGAGATTTGCCAAGCAAAGTAGGCCCTGGTAAAGATGTTAAATTGGTAATGGAGAATTAAAATGAGTGATCTAAGTATCCTAATAGAAAATAAAAAGCGTTTATTAAACAATGCTGTATCTTATATGAAACAACATCATCCTGAGCGAACGCAAGAACCAGAAAAATGTTTTAGAGATTTAGGATACATTATTGATGCATTTATTCATGATGTTGAAAACAACACTAATACTAATACAATATACATTGGTAACAAATTTTGGGTAAGAGGCAAAAGACAAATTGTTAGTACCGAAGTTGAATTTGCAGTATACGATTGGATAGTAGATTTTATACAAAATCAACTAATGTGCTCAGAAGATTTTTCTAATCAAATTAGTGATTTGAAAAATACTTTAAAAACTATTATTGAAAGAGGACCGATTGAACAGCCTAATACATGGCATCGTGCAGCACAACAAAGAGTTAACACTTATAATTGGACAGACGCAGTTCCGCCAATTGATATGATAAAAGATATTATTAGTGATGTGCATAATTTTTCACCTAGCAAGCAGCGTGTCACACGTTATAGTATTGAGATATACAGAAACGACAATGAAGAAAAACGTAACAAAATTTATAGAGCCGGCGCTGCAAGTAAAAGTGAAACGGCTAGACACAACCCTCAAATGCTTGCTCCATACTTATTATTCTTTAAACCTAGAGTAATTAGTGATGATTATAGCATGACGGATTTTTATATGGATGTAGGAATTGCAACTGCTACTATAATTTATAGTGCAGCAGATAAAGGTTTATATACTGGATTATGTCGGTGTGTAAATTATCCTGATCTAATAAAGGAAGCAATTGGCTTTTTTCCAGAAATGACAATCGGTATAGGTTACAAAGATCCAGCAGAAGAATATTTCTGTCCGTATTATCAAAAAATGGTTCCAATTCCAAGAAGTGATCACGACACAAAACCAGATTTGGATGCATATGTAAGTTATGTCTGACACATTCTGTGTCTTACCTTGGATAGGTGCCAGTAGTATTACAGGTACTGGCGCTTATCGACCTTGTTGCGTATACAATCCTAGTAACGATGCTCACTGGTCTGATACAATAGAAAACAACAATAGTAAATTTGATGATTTACGAAAAGATTTGTTAAATGGAGTTCGTAGAAAAGAATGCACTACATGCTGGAACCATGAAGATTTAGGAAAATTTAGCAGACGTCAAAGTGTCAATTACAAATTTCAAGATTACATTGAAGAAATAAAAACTAATACTACAAAAACTGGTTCAACAAAAATTACTCCATTTTACTTTGATATGAAAATGAGTAGTTTGTGTAATTTAGGCTGCCGTATGTGTGCACCTGGAATAAGCAGTGTTTTAGAAGCAGAAGTTAAAAATAATCCTAATGAAAATTGGCTTAGAGAAGAATATAGATTTCCTGCAAATGTTGGCACATGGGAACAAAATGC